AGCAGGAGCATCTTAATGAGGGTAGATATACTCTCAATATGGTTAAGATTGATCATAAGGTCAGAGAAGTAATAAACCATATTAAACAGGCAGAAGCTAAAAAAGAACTTTTGCAGAATAAGGTGGAAGACGCCGCTCCACAAGTTTCCGTAGCTACTTAATAAAAAGCTACATCGTTGGAAAAATCCAATCCACATCACACGCCCTCTTGCGCTCTGCGCAAATTTAAGATATAAATAAATTACTATACAATTAATTAATTGGATATCGACGCGTATAGTCGACGGCCTAGAGACGATATCCTACAAACTAGGAGAATAATTATGGCAAACACAACGTTTAATGGACCAGTTCGTTCGCAGAACGGATTTGAGCTCATAAAAGAGAGTACTACAACAGGAGCCTTGACTACTGATATGGGTCTAAAGGTACATGAGTACAGTATGACAGTTGCATCAGGCGATGCTACTGGAACTATTACTGATACTTTACCTACTAACTTCATAGTGCTATCTGTTCTTGTGGCTGTTACAACAGCTGCAACTAATGCAGTAACCCTAACTAATTTAGGGCCTACAGGAGGATCGGATAAATGGATAAAAGGTAATGGTTCAGCAATGAATTCAACTGGATTCAAAGGTGTCTTTGCAGGTAACGGAGGAGATGGAATCGTTACTCTTGGCGCTGGTACAACAGCAGCTACAGCGGCACCCGCTACTTTAACGGTTACTTTATCAGGTGATCCAGGAGCAACTGGATGTACTATTAAATTTAAAGTATTAGGAATTAGTTCAACTTCTGATACCGAGTAATAAATAAATTTTGTGAGCTCCTTCGGGAGCTTACAATTAAGGAGATAAAATTATGACAACAGGTTTTTCAAGTGATCAGGGTTCCATTCAGATGGAGGCAGTTGGTAGTAATACGTTAGGAAGAACAGGTCCATGTAGAATTACTTCTATTCAAGCTAAAGGTATTGCAAGTGCAGCTATAGTTTTCTATGATTCAGCTGATGCATCAGCACCGGGTAGTCAAGTTTACGTAGCTAAATACGGAACTGAAGGACTATCAGTTGATGTTCCCGGTTCAGGTATTTATTTTAAAAATGGAATTGTGTATAATCTAACTGGAGCTGGTGGAAGCGTTACAATAACTATCACTGGTTAGGAGTATCCATGGCTTTTTCTGGCACAACTACATTCGAGAAAACATTCTCGATCGATGATATTATAACTGAAGCTTTTGAAAGATTAGGTTTTTTTGATTATACAGGTAATGATCTTCGATCGGCGAGAAGATCTTTAAATATTCTATTCCAAGAATGGCAAAATAGAGGTGTTCATTTTTGGGAAGTGGATAGTCATGCGTTCACAATGGCTACTGATCAAAATACTTATACTATTTATAGATCCCCTTCTGATGGAAACGCAGATGGAATTACTACAACTTTAACCAGTGCAATTCTATCAACTACTTTAACTATTCCAGTTGAATCTGTAGCCCAGATGCCTGCTTCAGGGAAAATTAGAATTAATTCTGAAGTAATTAGATATTCATCTATTAATGATACTAATTTAATTGTTTCTTCTACCGCTGATAGAGGAATTGATGATACAACAGCGGCTGGTCATGCACAAAGTGACACGGTAACTAATTTTGTGGATATGGCTTCTGATATCTTAGAAGCAAGTTATAGAACCACATCAAACGTAGATACACCTTTATCAAAAATTAACAGGTCACAATATTCAGCTTTTTCAAATAAAATTTCAACAGGGCAACCCTCTCAATATTGGGTTCAAAGATTTATAGATAAAATTACGGTTACTTTATATTTAACACCGGGATCTAGTCAAAATAGTAACTTCATGCATTTTTATTATTTAAAAAGAATTCAAGATGCTGGAGCCTATACGAATGAAGCGGATGTAGTTAATAGATTTGTACCATGTATGTGTGCAGGTTTAGCTTATTACATGGCTCAGAAAAAAGCTCCTCAAAGAGTTCAAGAAATGAAATTATTATATGAAGATGAATTAAATAGAGCATTACAGGAAGATGGATCACCAGCGAGTGTTTACATTTCACCTAAAACTTATTATCCGGAGATTTAATGGCAAAGTTTGCAAAAGGAAAATATGCATTAGCAATTTCAGATCGAAGTGGATTAGCGTTTCCATGGAGACAAATGGTTACTGAATGGAATGGTGCATTTGTTCATACTTCAGAATATGAACCTAAACAACCTCAATTGGAACCCAAACCCTTTGTAGCAGATCCTCAAGGACTAGAACAAGCTAGACCTGCAAGAACAGAATTTGGTACTCAAGATTTTTTACCTAAGAATCCTTTTACAACTGCAGCGGCATCTAAACAAGTTACAGTTTCAGAACCATTTAGTGATAGATCAAATAATGATATTGTAAGATTCACAGAAGTTAAATCTTCTGTGGGTGGAGTAGCAACATCAACTTTTGAATTATCAACTACCCTGTCGGCCGATATTACGGCAAGTGCTACAAGTATTGCTGTCGCAGACTCATCAGCTTTTCCAAGTGCAGGTTTTTTTATAATTGAAAAAGTTATAACTCAAGCTGATTTAGCTGCGGGTTCCACTACACGATTAAAAGTAGGTGACTATGTTAATGAAGTAATTCAGTATACTGGAAATGCAGCAAATACTTTTACAGGGTGTATTCGAGGAACTAATTCTCAATTTAGAGGAATAATACCTAAGAATACTACGGCTGGCACTCATGATTCAGGTGCAAAAGTTTATGGAGGTTATTCAATAACTATGGTACAAACAACACATAAGCAAGCTGGGCAACCATCAACGGTGACTCAAGAAAATAGTTATACTTTTAATTTGGTTTCAAATGCATCAGCAAGCGCAAAAGGAGGAGGATTCCAAGTCTTAGCAGGGCCATTGGATTTCCAACAAGGATAATATGACATACGCAGAATTAGTTGACAAAATTAGAAATTATACAGAAGTAACTTCAACTGTTTTAACGGACGCTATCATTAATGGTTTTATTGAGGATGCCGAGTGGAGAATTCAAAGGGAAATAGATATGGATGCGAGTAGAAGATATAAAACTGCTCAGCTGATTGCTTCAACAAGATTTATTGATACACCAGCAGACGCCTTGGTTATTAGATCCGCTCAAATAACAGATTCTTCAGGAGTAGGAGCTTCAAGCAATAGAGATTTTTTACAATATAGAGATACAAGTTTCATGTCAGAATTTAATCCCGAAGGGGCGACAGGGGTTCCTAAATATTATAGTTGGTGGGATAACGATACTATAGTCGTGGCTCCAACCCCGGATGCGACCTATACAATCCAGTTAAATTATATCTTGAAAGACCCTGGATTATCTAGTACAAATACGACAACATATTTAAGTCTTTACTTTCCCAATGGGCTTTTGTATGCATGCCTTATAGAAGCATTTTCTTTTCTAAAGGGGCCAAATGATCTCTTGCAATTATACGAAGGAAAGTATAAACAAGTTATTGAAGGCTTCTCAATAGAACAAATGGGAAGACGAAGACGAGACGAATATCAAAGCGGTGTTCCTCGTATAGGAAAATAAGTTAAGGAGATAAACATGGCTATAACACAAGCAATTGCAAACAACTTTAAAAAGTTATTGATGGAAGGAGACTTCAACGGGAAGGCTTCTGGCGGTGATAAATTCAAGATAGCTCTTTATGAATCCACGGCTACTCTTAACTCAGCGACTACTGCATATTCAGCTTCTCAGGAAGTTGGAAACTCTGGTCAATATACAGCAGGTGGTGGAGCTCTTGTTAATTCAGGAACTTCTATGACTGCAGGTGTAGCGAGAGTTGATTGGGCAGATCGTTCGTGGACAGGTGTTACGTTAACTGCTAGAGGAGCATTAATTTATAATACATCATCAACTACTACAAATTCAGCGGTATGTATTTTAGATTTCGGTGGAGACAAAACGGCTACTTCTGGTACATTCACAGTTCAATTCCCAGCAGCAACTTCAACAGCAGCAATTCTTAGAGTCTCAGGATAATAGGGAGGTAACTTCCTATGTCAGCAGGATGGAATAAACTAACCTGGGGTTTCGGTACCTGGGGTTTACTCGGTAATATTACTGTTAGTTTAACAGGGCAAGCATTAACTGCTTCCTTGGGTAATGAAACAAGTAAAACCGATTATATTAATACTCCTACCGGTCAAGCTTTAACTGCTGCCATTTCTAGTCCATCATCCGTAATTGGAACTACCAGTGCATATCCAACAGGTCAGGCTTTAACATTTACACTCGCAAGCGCAGACGCGGGCCCTGATGCAATGTTAAGTACTAACCTTGCAACGATGGCTCTCGGAAATATTGAAGCCTATAACC